ATGTTTAATTTATTGGTTTTAAATGAAGTATATAAAAAAGCCAGTAGAAATTTACTGGCTTCAATAAATGGTGCACTAGCTGAACCCGAATTGGTTTGTATTATGTTGATTTTAAATGTTTATTTTTTAAAGTTTAAAATCTTGTTACTAAGCTTGTTACTAAAACTCAAATTCACTACAAATTTACGATAGTTTCTGATGCCATAATACCACTAATAAGCCGCGTGTTAGAAATTTTATAGAAAAACTGTTCACCTTGTTCACCAATCCTTAAAACTCTTTATTTATTATATAGTTATATTCTTTTCTATTGTTCACCAACTATTCACCATTGTTCACCTTTGTTCACTAAACAAAAAAAGATATCTCAATACAGAATATTTAATACTTGGCTGTTCAAAAAACAAGCAATCAAATAACTTTAACTTACCGTATTTAAACGTATCTAAACTATTGAAATTTAAGGTATTTACTTATGTCTTTATATGTTTATAGTGTTGTATTGGCTCATTGTGAGCCGTCTAAATTTAGGCTTTTAGAATATACAAGGAATATAAATCATGTTTAAAAAATTAATTGAGTTACGCCAACAAAAGGCGGGAAAAGTAGCAGAAATGCGCTCAATGCTTGAAAAAGCAGAAAAAGAAAATCGATCATTAAATGAATCTGAATCGGTGGAATTTGAAAAGCTAAAAGATTTAAGCAAGCAGATTAGTGCAGAAATCAGTAAATATGAAACTGTAACAGATGAAGAACGTAGCCTTGAAGGCAATGTTAGTCCTGTAGAGCAACGTAGTGCTAAACAATTTTCAAATGATGAACTGCGCCATTATGTTAAAACTGGTGAACTTCGCAATTTAACTACGGCTAACGGTGAAGATGGCGGCTATTCGGTTATCCCACAGTTAGACAAAGATGTAATGAAACGCTTAACAGACGATAGCGTAATGCGCCAACTTTGTAACGTAGTACGCTTACCGGTTGGAGCGAAAGAATACAAAAAATTAGTATCGGCTGGCGGTGCAGCAGTAGAACACGGAACAGAAGGCACAGCACGCAATGGCACAGCAAGCCCGAAACTTCATGAAGTAACAATCGCTTTAAATTCAATCTATGCTTATCCTAAGACTACACAAGAAATCTTAGACTTCTCAAGCATTGATGTTTTAGGTTGGCTAACTGATGAAATTTCTGAAACCTTCACAGAAACAGAAGAAACAGATTTAACTTCCGGTGATGGTAACAAGAAATCAAAAGGCTTCTTAACCTACCAACGCACAACCGAAGATGACAAAGTACGCCAATTCGGCAAACTTCAAAAAATTGAAGTAGCAGGCGTAGCGAAGATTGATGCAGATACTTTAATCGATGCATTCTATACACTTCATAGCAAATACCGTAAAAATGCGGTTTGGGTGATGTCATCAACGATTGCAGCAGCATTACAAAAACTTAAAAACAAAAACGGCGATTATATCTGGCGCGATGGTTTAACAGCCGATGCCCCAGCAACATTATTAGGTCGTCCAGTCCACTTCTTAGAAACAATGCCGACAGGTGGAGCCAATAAAGCAGTAATTGCCTTCGGTGACTTCAAACGCGGATATTTCATTGTAGATCACGAAACAGGCGTGCGAACCCGTCCGGACAATTTAACTGAGCCAGGATTCTACAAAGTACACACCGATAAATATTTAGGTGGTGGCGTAGTAGATTCAAACGCAATTAAAGTGATTGAAACAACAGCATAAATCATAGAGGGGCGAAAGCCCCTTTTTTTGCTTAATAGGTGAAATATGAATAAAGAATTTGAAATCCGCTCCGCAACACTTTCAGCCGATGAAGAAAATCAAAAGCTAGTCGGTTATGTAGTGAAATGGAATAGCCCTTCGCAAGTGCTTTATTGTGATTTTGTAGAATCCTTTGCGCCAAAAGCTTTTAGTGACAGCCTGGCTAGTGGCGAAGATGTGCGCGCACTCTTTGAACATGACCACAGTAAGCTACTAGGTCGAACAAGTTCGGGAACATTAAAGCTAGAAGAGGATTCTATAGGTTTACGCTTTGAACTAACCCCACCTGATACAACGACAGGAAAAGATTTATTAGTTAGTGTTTCCCGTGGTGATATTACTGGGATGTCTTTCGGATTCCGAGCGATGGAAGAAGAATGGAAATTTGATGTGGAACCTTATCAAAGAACAGTGATTAAAGCGGAGCTATTTGAAGTTACTGTAACAAGTATTCCAGCTTATCCGGAAAGCAGTGTTGAAATCGCTAAGCGTTCGATGGTGGCTGCTAAAGAAAAAACGCAAAATAAATCTACCGCACTTTTAAGCAAGTGGGTTGATGTAATGGGGGCGTAATATGTGGAATCCTTTTAGACGAAAAGAAAAACGCAGCGAGCCAATCACTATTGATGAATTTATCTCTTACATGGGCATAAATAATACAGGTGCGGGCGAATATGTCAGCCCACAAACTGCAGAGGCTCTACCAGCGGTTATGAACGCCGTAACAGTGATTGCCGAATCGGTAGCATCTATGCCTTGTTATCTGTACGCACTGAAAGAAGATGGGCGAGAAAGAATCTACCGTCATCCGGTTGAATACCTTTTAAATGAAATGCCTAACCGAAACCAAACACCTTACCAGTTCAAATATACGATGATGCGCCATTGTTTGCTAACTGGTAATGCTTACGCAGTGATTGAGTGGAATAACAAGGGTGAACCTGTAAGCCTTACACCTTACCAGCCGAGCGCAGTAAATATCTTCCGAAAAGTAACAGGCGAACATATTTACCAGGTAACGGACTTAAACGGAGTTACTAGAAACTATCTTCAAGATGAAATGTTACACCTACGCCATAGTTCCCTTGATGGATTTATGGGGCGTTCACCTGTGACAGTTTGCCGTGAAACGATTGGACTAGGTTTAGCACAACAACGACACGGCGCATCAATTATGAAAAACGGATTGATGGCAAGCGGACTAATCTCAACGGCTGAATGGTTAGACGATGCGAAAGCACAGAAAGCAGTGAAAGCCTTAGAGCGTTACAAAGGCGCGAAGAACGCTGGCAAAACACCAATCCTTGAAGGCTCAATGGAATACAAACAATTAGGCATGACAAACCAAGATGCCGAATGGTTACAAAGTCGAACCTTCACAATTTCCGATATAGCCCGAATTTACAACATAAGCCCGATTTTCCTACAAGATTATTCCAATAGTAGTTATGCGAATTTCAGTGAGGCTAGTAGAGCGTTCTTATCACAAACCTTGCGCCCATGGCTAACTAACTTTGAACAACAGCTTAAAGATGCCTTAATGATTGACTTAACGAGCAGTAGCAAGAAACGGCACTTAATCGAGTTTGACACAAGCGACTTACTCCGCACCAGTCAAAACGAACGTTTCAATAGCTATGATGTGGCGATTAAAGCGGGCGTAATGTCACCTAACGAAGTGCGCAGACGTGAAGGCTTACCGCCTTATGCTGGCGGTGATGAATTTAGCCAAGCATGGAAACAAACCGTAGAAGTTAAGCGTGGTGATAGCGTAAACGAAAACGAGGTGAACGATGCCTAGAATGATTAGAGCCGGTAAATATAACAAGGTAATTACCTTACAAAAAAGGGATTATGACAAAGAGCGAAAAAGTGGTTATGGCTCATCAAGACCTTTTTGGAAGAAATTTGCCGAAGTAAGAGCAAGTGTAGAACCATTACAAGGTAGAGAGTATTTTAGCGGCCCATTTCAAATGGGGGAAAACATTGTGAGAGTTAGAATTCGTTACATTGAGGGCGTTACCAGGAAAATGCGTATTAGATACGGAAACCGTGTATTTGATATTTATTCGGTGATTGACAGCATGGAGTCACACAGAGAATTACAGCTAATGTGTAAAGAGGGTGAGGCTTACAAAGGTGGTGATGATTATGTCGAGTATTAATTTAACGATTGATGAAATCAAAGCGCACTTAAATCTTGATCATGATTTAGATGATGAGTTACTGGAAGCCTATAAGGTAGCCACATTGGAAGTATGCCAAAAGCATATTGGTAAAACCTTTGGGGAAGAAGAAACGGAAAAGACCATACCTTTTACCCCGGCGATTAAGATTGGTTGCTTAATGTATATCGCCTATCTCTACACGAACCGCGAAGCAGTCACAGACTTAGCCAACCTTAAACCGGCACCTATGACGATTTCCGCATTGTGGGAAGTGTATAGAGAACCGTGCGCTTACTAAGGATTTAGTAACGAATGCCATACCAACCATTAAGACGTTGTAGCTATCCCGGATGTAGAAACAAAGTAAAGTCCGGTAGATGTGAGGAGCACAAGCCAAAAGACACACGCCCAAACAGTAGCGCACGCGGTTACGACCATAAGTGGAGCAAATACCGCGAGCAATACTTAAAGCATCATCCCCTTTGTGTGATGTGCTTAGAGCAAGGCAAATATACTCCGGCAACAGTGATAGACCATATCAAGCCGGTAGAGAACGGGCAAGCCGATCCGTTGTTTTGGGTAGCAAGCAATCATCAGCCTTTATGTCGTGATTGTCACAGCTATAAAACACGAGTGATAGACCAACGCGGATTTGGTGCGAAGAAGTGAACCGTTTCGATAACGAAACAACTGAATTATGGTGATATATCCACAGTTGAGTTGTGGCCATATGACCATAACTGAGCTAACCAACCCAAATTTGGTTTGGTATAAATTTTGAACAAAATCCAACTTTGGACTTTGCTTTAAATTAAATGATTACAAAAAGACAATTTGAACAGGTGGGGGGAGTTTTTGAAAGAAAGTGGCAAGCCTAAAGAACCGCCCCCCTATACAAATTTTTACGCAAGGTAATTTTTTTGAAAATAAGGAAATACAATGACAACAAAAAACAAGAAAAAAACGCATAATCCACCGAGTTTTTTAGATCCAATCGCTAAAGCGGTATGGAAAGAACGAATTCCGCAACTTCTTGAACGTGGTGATATTCAAGATGCGGACTTAATTCACCTGGAATTATATTGCGTGAATTATTCTCTTTTTCGTGCTGCAGTTGAGGATATTCATAAAAACGGCTTTTCAATAGTAAATAGCCAAGGTACGCAATCAAGAAACCCCGCACTGTCAGCGAAAGCAGATGCTGAAAAAGTGATGGTGAAAATGTCCTCGCTTTTAGGCTTTGACCCAGTAAGTCGCAGAAAAAATCCGGTTGAAGTTGAAACTACAGATATGTTTGATCAAGTGCTTACAATGTAGGTGAAAATGGTGATTTGGCATGAGTATGCGGGAAAAGTTCAATCTGGAGAAATAGTAGCTTGTAAAAAAATAAAACAAGCTGTAGCACGCTATTTTAATGATTTAGCAAACCCCGCTTATTTCTTTGATGAAGGTGTGGTAAATAAGTTTTTGGCTTTCTCTAAATTATGCCCACACGTTAAAGGGCATTTGCGCGGTGAACCTATTATTCTTTCTGATTGGCAAGTGTTTCTATTTGCTAACCTATTAGGCTTTAAACGGAAAGATACTGGATTGAGAAAATATCGTTCTGCTTATGTTCAAGTGGCACGAAAAAATGCTAAATCGACAGTAGCGGCAGTACTGGCTAATTGGTTTTTATTGGTAGAAGGTGGGCAACAAGATATTTATACTGCAGCCGTTAGCCGAGATCAAGCTAGGATTGTTTTTGATGATGCTCGTCAAATGTGCTTACTTTCAGCTCCATTGAAAAAGCGCCTTAATATTCAACAACACAAGCTAATTAATCCGAAGAACAATAGCATTATGCGACCGCTTGCCGCTAAATCCTCAACCATTGAGGGAACAAACCCTAGTTTAGCGATTGTTGATGAATATCACCTACACGCAGACAACAGCGTATATAGCGCGTTAGAGCTAGGGCAAGGCGCACGCCCTGAAGGTTTACTCTTTGCTATTACAACAGCCGGAAGTAACGTTATTTCAGCCTGTAAACAGCATTATGATTATTGCGCTCAAATCCTTGAAGGGAATGAGCAGAACGACAGCTTATTTGTGTTGATTTTTGAGTTAGATGAAGAAAACGAAATCGACAACCAGGAGAACTGGATAAAAGCAAATCCGAATATAGGTAAATCCATTCCTTACCTTGATTTTGAGAACACAATCAAGAAGGCTAGGGGGATTCCGTCCGAATGGGTAGAAATGCTAACTAAGCGCTTTAATGTATGGTGTCAAGGCTCTACGCCGTGGCTAGGTGATGGAAACTGGGCGCAATGCGAACGGCAGTACACGGAAAGCGATTTACTTCATCAAGATTGCTATTTAGGGCTAGATTTATCAAGTACCAACGACTTAACAAGCCTTTGTTATACATTCCCACACGGAAACAAAGTGCGCTTGCTTACACGGCACTACATTCCCGAATTTCAGCTTAACAACGTGGCAAATAAAAACCGCGCAATGTATCGAAACTGGGTGCGCCAAGGGTGGCTAATTGCCACAGAGGGCGACTGTATCGACTATGACAAAATCCGTGATGATATTCTCAAAGATGCGGAAAACTTTAATATCAAAATGACAGGCTTTGATGTATGGAACGCAACCCATTTACGAACACAATTACAAGCGGCGGGGCTTGAAGTAGAGCCATTCCCGCAAACATACCAACGATTTAGCCCAGTGGCAAAAAGTGCGGAAGTTTTAATAAACAGACAGATGATAGAACACAACGGCGATCCGGTGCTTACCTGGGCGTTATCCAATGTGGTGATGGAAACCGATGCCAACGCCAACATAAAGCCAAACAAGAAGAAGGCCGCAAACAAAATCGATCCGGCAGTAGCTTTCTTGATGTCATTCGGCACCTATCAACTTGAATATGGCGATCTGATTTTTGAGTTATCAGAAGAACACAAACAGGCATTGGAACAATTTAATGGTATTGATTTATAACTACAGAGGGAAACTATGGCAGTTCAAATAAAAGGCTTGAGAGAACTTGAGCAAAACTTAAAAAAACTAAATAAGGATATAAACAAAGTCGCTGCAAAAGCAATCAGAAAAGGACTAAATAGCGCGGCCAAATCGATTGAAAAAACAATCAAGCCGAATGTTCCAACATTAAAGAGTAGCACTAATTTCCGACAAAAAGGAACAATTAAAAACAACGTTCGACATAAAACAAGGGTAGCCAAAGATGGCTTAAGTGGTATCACTGCAATTCGAGTTATGCGAACAAACGGCCGTAGAATGGCAAAAATTGGGGAAAATACGCGAGATAAATCAGATCCGTTTTACTGGTGGATGGTTGAATATGGCACAGTAAAAATGAAAGGTCGCCATTATATGGAAAAAGGCTTTAAATCTGGTGAGGCACAAGCACTGAAGATTGCAAAAGAAGTTGCAGAAGAAGAATTTAAAAAAGCGTTCAAATAATAGAAAAGCCCGACATTTCACAATGTTGGGCTATTTTGTCTAAAAACTTACATGCAGGACGCGATTAGGCACTTGTAGATCGCAGCTCCTTAAAGTTTGCGGCAAACTTCCGAAAAAGTAAGCCGCTCACGTTTAGATACTTTGAAAATATTTCTAAATTCAAAGCGAGACTATTATAAAACTTTTCTGATGAACAAAAAATAGCCGTAGCTTAACGCATCTAAACTTTGATAAAATAGAGCAAGAAATAAACAGAGAAACGAGGGGGAAAGTATGATTAAATCCGTTTTATCCGCATTTGGTTCATTTGTATTTTCTGCTTTAGATTTTTTGTTATTTTTAGCCATATTGCTTTTTGTTGGCTTGTTGGTTTTCATCTTTTGGCCAATATTAAAATGGCCTTTACTGGCTTTTCTAATAGGTGCTATCGCCTTCTTTTGTTATCTAATATACAAGATAAAAGAGAAACCAAAACCGCTAGAACAAGACGAAACATTATCCAGCTGGGCAGAACAGGAATTGCAACGCCCTATCATTCAACGAATTCTACAAAAACAAGAGGAAAATAAACCGTTCATTAGCGGAACAATAACACATATTGGAAATGACGGAAAAGAAACTCGATTAGGCAATATCACTATAAATATAAAAAACAGGGAATAATATGGAAAATAAGGAATATCTACTAAGTTTTTTTGTAATAGATAATAATGGGAATGAAATTGATAGCAACATTATATCCATAGAAGCATTAGATGAAAGAGATGCTAGAACTAAATCTATGATATTTCTACAAAAAAGATATAAAGGAAATCGATTGGAAATAGAATCTATTACATTAGCTGAATAACCAAATAAAGCGCATCTAGGCTGATCCCAGAAAGCAAGAAACCTTATCTTGTTGATGCGCTCCTACCAATAAGGGCAAATGCGAAAGGGGCGTTTATGAATGATAATTTATTTGATATTCTTCTTAATGCATTAAAAAAAATAGAAGATGAAACTAATTTAAGCCAAGATGATGTAACAAAAGGTTTTAAAAAATTATTTCCTCTCATAGAAAGTATAGGAAATGATGAGGGAGATGTTCTAGATAGTATTATTTATGAAGGGTTAAATAGTGATGATATAAAGGATGTTATTTTTTATTATTTAGACTGTTTAGAAAAAATTCTTTTGAAATCAATAAATATGAAAGACCTATTTATGATTAATGATCTGAAATTTATCCTTACTGATAAAGATGAGTTCGAAAATGAGTTATCCAGTCGCACTGAAATAGATACTAGAAATATAAGATTATTTTTAATTATAAAAACTCTTTTAAAAGCAAAAATTAATGAATTATATTCCTATTCAAATGTCACCCCTAAAGCTGAAAGAATAGCAAAAGGAAAAACTCCAAAAGCCAAGAAACTAGATCAAATTAAGGCCGAAGAATGGGTTAAAGAGGTGTGGAAAAAACATCCAGATGTTACACAAGGGCAAATGGCAATAGATGTTAAGGATGCTTTAGATCTACGTCAAACAATTAAAACTATAACTGGATGGATTAAACCTTTAGACCCACAAAAAGGAAAGAGAAAAAGAAAACCTAAAAATTACTAACCATAAGTAACTTATTTACTGAAATAAGCTACTTCTCGCCATTATTCCACTTCTAAAAATAGGTTCTAATACCTCTCGTAACGTTACGTATCAAATCGGGCTATTAATTAGCCGCGTGTAATTAAATTTATGAGAGGTGTTTTATGACCAAAATTCAAAACTTAAATCAAAACCAAAAACTAATCTCCGGTGAAACCGCTTGCCATATTGTTGGCTTTGGTCGCACCAAACTAAATGAGCTTGTAAAAGCTAAAAAATTCCCTCAACCAATCCGCTTTTCACAAAACTTTGTCCGCTGGGATTTAGAAGAAGTGAATCAATGGATTGAAGAACAAAAAGCCGCGCGCGCTTAATGGGGGAAATATGGCGACAAGATTAATGACAATCGCTAAAGAACTTATTTTAAAACCGAAAACAGGTATTAGTGAGAAAGAAAGTTATTTCAACGTTCATTTCCTCAATGCTCGTAATGAGGTAAGCGAAATTCAGCGAATTCTTGATATTGAATTGAATAAAGCTCGTGAGATTTCAGAAGCAGGGAGACACTACACCCGATACACCGTAAAAGATGGCGATCAGATACGCAAAATCGCCAACCTTTACAACGAAAAACTACGCTATCAGCAAGAAAAACGGAATCGTTGTTTAGATATTCCATTTTTCACTGAAAGCAATATTCAACATTCAATTAATTTATTAGGAGGTATCCAATGAATCTTCAGGAAAAATTTGAGCAGGAATATAAAACTGCTCCATTGACTATCACACAGAAATTAGTTTATCCGCATTTCATCATAAATTACTCAGAAGAATTTGATTTGTTTTATTCAATATTTAACTTGGATAAAAACAATACTTTCTGTGATGAGGTTGGCACTGAAGCACTAGATGCTTTGTTATCCGGCATCGCAATTAAACAAAGTACTTGCGAAGTTCCGCTATTAGTGACTAAACAGGATTTAGATTTGATTTACTCGTTAGAGACTTCAAACCCGATTATTAATCTTGATGAGCAATATCAAACATTACAGTAAAACAAAAGCCCACGTTAGCGCGCGGGCTTATATCATGGAGTTCAATCATGAATATAATTTATGTAAATTATAAACAATGTGAAAATAATTACAATAAATTTCACTTTACAAAGTGCAGTCAAATTTGCGACTATGTCTACGCCTTAGCAAAATCTAAGGCCAGCCGTGGAAAGCTGAACTATCTAACTTTGGCGAACGACAGCACGCCATTAGACCGTGCTTTTTTTGTTCGTAACATTCGCACACCTAAAGAATATGCGGATTTTGTTTTACATATAAATCCGATCATTCTCTCAATGGTAGAGCGTAATAAGCCGTCTATGACGGGCTGTCTTCCAAAGTTGGCAGTTTTCCACCTTGTTACGTTCTACCGCCCGACCGTGGAAAGTCTAGCGGTAGTTCCTGAAAATCTAACTTTGGAACTTACGCAAATGTATCAATTCATCTTCGCGGCTATTCGCCGTACTGATTTATCAAATCACCTTCAAAAAATCCGTATTACCGCTGATAACGAACGCAACGCACGCGCTAAGCTTGCCCGCGAGTTCGTCTTAGTGCTTGCTGGAAGAATCAATCTTCAATCAGACCGCACTTTATCGGCAAATACTTTCCCTTCAATCTCTTTCGCGGAGGTGGCTCATGCTTAGTTATGATGCTATTCAAATAGCTCTTCAAGATGTTGTTAATAGTAACGATGTAAGTGAACAGACCTTAGAGAAAATTCGCACAGAAAGCGAATGTCTTTGTGAATCTATCGAATATGGCTTAATGGAATTGGGCGATATGATAAGTCGTTTAGGTTTCTTTGCTGAGAGTGAGCAAACCTTTGATCGCCACGCGATGAGTAATGACAATGTAAAACATATTGGAGCATTAATTCAGGCTAACGCTTATTTTCTTAATACCTTACGAGAAACTGCTATTCAAGCAACTTATCATCTCAATGGTGGAGATAAGGGGGCGAAATGATGAGTAACACGAAATTCCCTTACACCCTTGTTTTTACCTATGACAACGGCGATCAATTCACTGCGGGTCAATATTGTTCACTTAGAGACGTACTACAAGCCAAAATCAGAACAAAAGCTGAGATTGGCGAAAAAGATATTACCGGCAGACGTTTAGAAACTATCACAGTTTTAACGGAGGGCGAAGATGAAACCAACTAACCCAATAGCACAGCTTGAGCAATGGAAGAAAAACAATGAGCAAGGAAAAATAAATCAGTTTGTGAATGAAATGAACCAATCCAAAATTGGTTCGGTTAAAGGTAACAAGCTCAATATTGAGCCGGTTAAAAGTGCGGTTAAACTCAAATTTGAGGAAAACCAGAATGCAAATTTACATTCTGTAGAAAATACGCAAGGAAACGAGCACAGCGCACCTAAAGCCAAATACCAAGGCAAACTATCATTCAACCCGTTAGTGTTTGAATATACTCAGATTTCTCGCCAATTTAAGCTAATTCATGACAGCAACCGGAAATGCCTTGAAGTTTATCCAGACGAGTTTCATCACAAAGTGAAATTCCGTAATGAACTAGCTGATTTAGTAGGGAAGTTAAAAGCTGGCTCAAAGTTACTTAATGAAATGGCTAAGTCGCAAGGCGTGGAAATTAAAGATAAGTACGGAGCGCTAAAGGGATTTAATCAAGCAAATAACTACTTAATCCATAAGTTTGTTGAAGTGATAGAGCAGATTGAGCAGTTACAAGTTGAAAATATTGAAAAACAAAAATTAATCGTTAGCGAGGGCAAATAAGATGGATATGAATCAAAAACTAGATTATTCAAAACTAACTCCTATTGAGTTAAAAGCGATCGCAATTAGTTATCAGAATATGAAAAAAGATGAAGGTGAAGCATTTAACTCATCTTTCCCTTATATGACTAGTGCGATAGAAGTATTAGCAGAGCAGTTATTTGATTATCCTGCTGACAATATTGAGGAGTTAAAAACTCTTCACGATGAATTATTAGCGGCAAATAAGCATTTATTACAATTAGCTCCAGTTCCACCCTCTTTAAATCCAGAGAAAATAGTATCAGAACTAACAAACGACCAAATTGTTGATAGATTATTAAAAATTAGCCTGGTTAATTCATTAGTTGAAACGCTCTCATATTTTCAAAATATTGTGTTAATGCGCATCAGTGATATTGAAAACGGAGTGATTAAAGGGGTGAATAATGGCTCGATTAATTAATGCTCCGCACCTTGCGGATCAACCGCATGAACCTTATTCCGATTTATTTGTGCTAGCTGGCTCTAAAGCATGGAAAGCATGGGATGACGGAAAAGGTGAAGAATGGCTCTTATTATGTTCGTTGGTGGATGGTCTAGAAAGTAATCAGAAACCAGTTATTCTAGGCAAGGATCAATTAAGCAAAATTTCTTCAACGCGTATAGCTAAAGAAGATCAGCAGTTAGTGAAGATTGCTCAATATGGCGAATTAAAACAGGAGGAAATCACCGCAATTTGTCAGAATTTAGCAAAAAACACTTCGGCTAGAGAGGTGAAACTCATTGATGCGGCCGCGCAAGTGAAAGAGGATTTAAGCTCTTACATTCAACGCTTGCGAACCGATAAAAAGACCGCTGATTTAGCAACGCAATTAGCTCCGCCCGAAAAGCTGAAAGAAAATGACGGAGTAAATAAGAAAGCGCGAGCCTTGACGAAGTGGCTAAATATGGATTTAGCATTAAACCCAAAAGACCGAGAATTATATCGCTATGACGGCATAAGCTGGCAGTTAGTAGATAAATTTGAGTTCTTAGATAATGCAGTAGCTTTCTTTGATGAACAGGACTTCAATTATAGTGCGCGCTCAATAGAAAGCATCATTGATACAATCAAAATCCAATCCCCAAAAATGGGAACACAGGCGCAAGAATTGATTGCTTTCAATAACGGCACTTTAAACCGCACTACGTTAGAGTTCTTGCCCCATTATCGGGAAAACTGGCTAATGTCTTATATTCCGCATGAATATCTAAATTCAGCGCAAAATACGCCATATTTTGATAAATGGTTAGAGTTCGTAAGCGGTGGTAAAGAAAACAAAAAGAACGCTATTCTAGCGGCTTTATACGCAGTTTTAACTAATCGTAACGACTGGCAATTATTCTTTGAAGTAACAGGCGATGGCGGTAGTGGTAAATCTGTTTTTGCTAATATTGCCACGTTATTAGCTGGTGAGCAGAACACAGAAAGCGGGCGATTAATAGATTTAGATGAACCGCGCGGGCGAGAAAATTTTGTAGGCAAGACTTTGCTAATTTGCCCTGAACAATCGCGTTATGGTGGTGATGGTGGTGGATTGAAAAGTATTACAGGTGGCGACCCTGTGAATATTGACCCAAAACACCGCACTAAATTTAAAGCTGTTATTTCGGCAGTAGTCTTAATTGTTAATAATGAGGCGACTAGATTTACAGAGCGTAGCGGTGGGATTGAGCGAAGAAGGGTGATCTTTCACTTTGACAAAGTAGTACCTGAAAACGAGCGAGATCCTAATTTCATGGATAAGATTGAGGGGGAAGTAGGGGGTATAATTTACAAACTAATACATACCTTTGAACAGCCTGAAACCGCTAAGGCCGCTTTAAAAGAGCAACAAACAAGTGATGAGGCTTTAGAAATAAAAAGCGAATCTGACCATATCACCGAATTTTGCGGCTACTTTTATACTACGGCACAGAATGACGGTTTGTATATAGGAAATGCTAATCTAGGTGGTAAGGCAAGAACGCATCTTTATCCAGCATACTTAGCATTTACGGCTGCGAGTGGAATTTCAAATACTCTTACATTGAGAAACTTTTCAAATTCATTAAAGCAAGGATTTGCGCAGCATAAAAATAAATTTGAGTTCTTCAAAGTTAAAGGAAAATTTGGATATCGCTCCAATGTTCACTTCAAAAACTATGAAGAGTTCCAAAATGAGTTCAATTCATAAACCAGGAAAAGGGGGCGAAAGCCCCTTTTTTTATGCTTTTCTCTTAAAAGGTGAACAATTAGGGTGAACAATAATGTTCACCTATTCACCCATAACTATATGAAATAAAAGGTTAAATTGACAAGGTGAACAGGTGAACCAATTTTTGTAATATTTTTTACACGCCGCTAATTCACACGCTTTCTTTTTCGCATCGCTCCACAAAATCACTCCATAATTGCATCACAGGGCGGCGGAGTTCTACATAATCGTAACGGTTATATGCCTGACTTGTTTTATTCCCAATGCTATGAGCAAGACAACTTTCAGCAATACGGAAATCAACTTGCTGATCTTCTAAAAACGTTCTAGCTATCGATCTCAATCCGTGAGCATCTTGAATCCCTTTGTAACCTATTTTTCTCAATGCGTTAGCTATTAGTTCTTTACTAGCTGATTGGTTAGGTTTGTGATAGTGAGAAAATACGAATTTGTCATCACCTGTTATAGGTTTCAATTCTTTCAGAATATCCATCATTAAAGATGAAAGCGGAACAATGTGCGGAAATGCCCCTTGTCTTGTTTTTTTCATTTTTTCGGCTGGGATAGTCCATAACTTTTTATCAAAATCAATTTCAGACCATTCAACAGAAACCGCCTCAGCCGGACGAACCATTGAAAGTAATTGCCATCGGAACAAAACCTTTGTTAGATGATCTCTACTTGAATTTTTGAAGTCTTGTAATAGTTTCGGTAGTTCTTCCGGTTTGATTGCCGGGTGATGTTTTTGAGACTCTTTATGGTAAGCATCAGATGCTTTCAAGCAAGAATTAAACGAAATAAATCCTATTGTTACCGCATAATTTAAAATCTGATTAGCGAGGTTTAATAAACGGTGCAGCGTATCATTGAAACCTTTTTCATTTAATGGCCGAACAGTTTTAATCAATAAAGGGGAAGTAATCTGATCGATAGGGTAATTCCCAAGAGTAGGGAATAGATAGTTTTCTAATCTTGCCCAATTCTTTTCCATTGTCATTGGCTCAATTTCTTTGCTTCTTTTTTCTTTCCAAAGTAAAGCGACTTTATAGAAAGTATTTTCGTTCTGACCGTTTTTAATTAGTTCTTGTTCTTTTATGTATTCTTGCGGATCGATGCTTTGAGCAAGTAGAGCGCGATATTCTTCTCGTTTTTGGCGAGCTTGCGCAAGTGTTATAGCTGGATAAGTTCCAATAGTAAAAGATGTGCGCTTATTTGTTACTGGGTGATAATAATTAAAAATCCAAGCCTTAGCACCAGTAGGCTTAATGCGTAAAAAAAGACCGTTACCATCACTTAGATTGTATTCTTTATCCTTTGTTTTCGCTTTATCTACTTCGGTATTTGTAAGCGGTTTAGTAACACGAGGCATCATTTTCCCTTAGTTTTAGTAACAAGATTTTTCGAAGTTTATCACCTTGTTACTAAACTTGTTACTAAAAAATGCGGTTAAAGACAATTAAATCTGATTAGTTGCGATAAGTAAAAGGGCTGAAAAGCCTTGAAAACACTGGGAAAAACAAAACCCCGCGAGTGGTTTCGCGGGGCTGTGTTTAGGGTAAATGGTGCGACTAGCTGGACTCGAACCAGTGACCCCCACCATGTCAAGGTGGTGCTCTAACCAACTGAGCTATAGTCGCGTAAAAGATGTGGCAGATGATAAACAGTTTTAATGATGAAAACAAGGGGATTTGTTTTAAGTTAAATTTAGCTGCTAAAAAAATAACCAAAATTTGTTGCAAAAACTCTCAGTGCTTGTTTTGATTTTGCAGTGGTTTAAGCGTATAATGCGCGACGGTTTTTATCTCGGATGAGCCGAAATTAAAAAAGCTTTTTTAAATTGTAACTATTTGTGGAGTTTAGATAATGTCTAAAAAATTAAGAAGAACGAAGATTGTATGTACAATGGGTCCTGCAATAGACCGCGATAACAATCTTGAAAAAATTATCGCAGCAGGCGCTAATGTTGTACGTATGAACTTTTCTCACGGTACACCAGATGATCACATTGGCCGTGCTGAGCGTGTTCGTTCAATCGCGAAAAAATTAGGTAAAACCGTGGCAATTTTAGGTGACTTACAAGGTCCTAAAATTCGTGTTTCTACTTTTAAAGATGGCAAAATTTTCTTAAATGTTGGCGATAAATTTATTCTTGATGCGGAATTACCAAAAGGTGAGGGTAATCAAGAAGCTGTTGGTTTAGACTATAAAACTCTTCCACAAGACGTTGTTCCTGGCGATATTCTTTTATTAGATGACGGCCGTGTGCAATTAAAAGTCCTTTCTACTGATGGTGCAAAAGTATTTACTGAAGTGACAGTTGGTGGTCCATTATCAAACAATAAAGGGATCAATAAATTAGGTGGTGGTTTATCTGCAGATGCATTAACTGAAAAAGATAAAGCAGATATCATCACAGCTGCACGTATCGGTGTAGATTACTTAGCTGTATCTTTCCCTCGTTCAAGTGCAGATTTAAACTATGCGCGTGAATTAGCAAAACAAGCAGGTTTAGACGCGAAAATCGTTGCTAAAGTTGAACGTGCTGAAACGGTTGTTGATGAAGCAGCAATGGATGATATCATCCTTGCTTCTGATGTCATCATGGTTGCGCGTGGTGACTTAGGTGTTGAGATTGGTGACCCAGAATTAGTTGGCGTACAGAAAAAATTAATTCGTCGTTCACGTCAATTAAACCGTGCGGTTATTACTGCAACTCAAATGATGGAGTCAATGATCAGCAACCCAATGCCTACTCGTGCAGAAGTGATGGACGTGGCAAATGCGGTATTGGATGGTACTGACGCGGTAATGCTTTCAGCAGAAACTGCCGCAGGTCAATATCCAGCTGAAACTGTGGCGACAATGGCTCGCGTATGTTTAGGTGCAGAAAAAATGCCAAGCATCAATATTTCTAAACACCGTTTAGATCGTGAGTTCAGAGATATTGAAGAATCTGTAGCGATGTCTGCAATGTACGCTGCAAACCACTTAAGCGGTATTGCAGCAATCATTACCTTAAGCCACTCTGGTCGTACGCCACTATTAATGTCACGTATCAGCTCAGGTTTACCAATCTTTGCACTTTCTCGTGTTCAAGAAACATTAAACCGTTGTGCATTATACCGCGGTGTGACACCAGTTCATTTTGATGGTGAATCTCGTAGCGCTGTGGGTGCAAAAGCAGCGATTAACCTATTAAAAGAAAAAGGTTATTTAGTTTCTGGTGATGTTGTTCTATTAACACAAGGTGATGAGTCAGAAGGTACAACTAACGTTTGTCGTACTTTAACTGTGGAATAATCAACATTCATGAATAAAAAAGAGCGGTGGATTTTTCCACCGTTTTTTTATATCTAAAATATTGAAAATATTGACCGCACTTTTTTCTTAAAACCACCTCGTATTTGCGGTATCATAAGCACAGTTTTTAGTTTAAATTGAAATCCTTATGGCCTCACAAAGACAAATCCAATCACCTGATCAGAAAACTGAACAAGTTAGCATCCCGCCTCATTCCACTGAAGCTGAACAAGCCGTACTTGGCGGCATTATGTTGAGTAATCAACATTGGGATGGTATTGCAGAAAGAGTGATCGCTGAGGATTTTTATACTTTTGCGCATAAAGCAATCTTCCAAACCATGGAAGAATTAATGCGTAATCAAAGCCCGATTGATTTAATCACCCTTGATCAAGCCCTTAAAGCGAAAGGTATTAGCGATTCTGTAGGCGGTTTTGCTTATTTAGCGGATCTTTCTAATAACACGCCAAATGCCATTAATATTTTGGCTTATGCTGAAATCGTACGTGAAAAAGCGATTTTGCGTGAGCTTATTGCTGTGGGAAATCGTATCGCAGAAAACAGCTATTCTCCAAAAGGCAAAGACATCAAAATGGTATTGGATGAAGCCGAGAGAGAAGTGTTTGCTATCGCTGAAAAACGCAGTTCTTCAACTGAAGGGCCACAAAATGTGATCAGCGTGTTGGAAAGTACTATTGCTCGAATTGATACCTTAAGTAAGCTTGAAAATCATAGCGGTGTGACAGGGGTCACAACGGGCTTTGTTGACTTAGATAAGAAAACAGCAGGTTTACAGCCTTCAGACCTCATCATTGTCGCTGCACGTCCTTCTATGGGTAAAACCACGTTTGCGATGAACCTTTGTGAAAATGCCGCCATGGCAAGTGATAAGCCTGTGTTGGTATTTAGTTTAGAGATGCCTGCGGAACAAATCATGATGCGTATGATAGCCTCTCTTGCTCGCGTGGACCAAACCAAAATTCGTACTGGTCAAAATTTGGATGAAACGGAATGGAGCAAAATTGCCAGCGTATTTGGGATGTTTAAGCAAAAAAATAACCTTTATATCGATGATTCTTCAGGTTTAACCCCAACAGAATTACGCTCTCGAGCACGTCGTGTGTACCGTGAAAACAATGGTTTGAGCATGATTATGGTGGATTACCTTCAGTTAATGCGTGCACCGGCATTCTCAGATAACCGAACCTTAGAGATTGCTGAGATTTCACGTTCTTTAAAAGCCTTAGCGAAAGAATTAGAAGTCCCCGTTGTAGCTCTTTCCCAGCTTAACCGTACGTTGGAACAACGTGCAGATAAACGCCCAGTAAACTCGGACTTGCGTGAATCAGGCTCTATTGAGCAGGATGCTGACTTGATCATGTTTATTTATCGTGACGAAGTGTATAACGATAATTCTGAAGATAAAGGTGTTGCTGAAATCATTATCGGTAAACAACGTAACGGTCCGATTGGTCGTGTACGTTTAGCATTTAACGGTCAATTCTCACGCTTTGATAACCTTGCCGAACAGCGTGAATACAGAGATGATTATTAG